AAAACTTACGCGTGGAGGGATTCGAACCCCCGACCTTTTGGTTCGTAGCCAAACGGCAAAACTTATTTTTTCGTTTATTACCCCTATAAAATTGCTATTTTTAAACATTTTTGATTACATCTGATGTTATCTGATTATAAATGATTTTAAACATCAAGGGCGGGCAATAAGCGGGAAATTTTTAAATTTATAATATTTTACCAAAATTATACTATCAAAAAGGAGGCATTATGACAAGTGATGAAATTATGCGACAGAAGATCGTTAAAGAAATTGAAAGTTGGAGAAATTCTCAAGTTGATAAAGAATTAGAAATAGAAATTGGTAATACAAAAATTATTTTTAACAAAAAAGTTGAAAAAGTTGCATAACAAAGGGGTAGAGCGAATTTCGCTCTACCCCTTCTTAGTACAGTACAAAAGGAGAAACTAATGTGTATAGTACCATTTAACTTTTTGCCTTATAAAATTACCAATATTGGCGATCTTTACATCTGGATATGGGAATAAGTATGTTATATCTGGTTTACCAAATGATGTAGTGCTTTTATGTGCTTGCCCGAACTCGTAATGTGTCAAAACAGTTGTAGGGGTAATCGGAATTTTATATTTTTTACATAGATCAGCAACCAGTTTAAAAGTTGCCTCACATTGTTTTTTTGTTAGCGGATATGGTGTTTTTCTCTTATCAATAGTAAAATTCATCATTCCGCATAAAGCAACTCCAATACTTCCAGTATTGCCTCCGCCAGTATGTTGAGCGTATATTTTGTCCGTGCAATCTTCGTTATCTTCTGGTTTGTATTTGCCTTTTGTTACTTCTCCAGTAGAACTAACTAAAAAATGATAACATTCTTTTTCGTGAGCGTTAGGCTTGCCAGCTCCACCAGTCCAATGTAAAACTATTCTTTTCATCTTGAACCCTCCAAATCAGCAATTCTATGGTTTGCGACTTCGATTTTTTCTTCATCAACGCCTTGTTTTCTCTCTACCTCATAAAGTCTTGTTATAAAGTTGTTATGTTCTTTTAGGTGATTGTCCTGTTGATTAAATCTAAAATTAACAAGCTCCTTAAAACCTTCCAATTTGCCGATATACATTCCAACAGTACCAATATTAACAGCAACAACAACAATACCAACAATAATAGACACACAAGACGCTATTAATGTTATATTCACTAAAATACCTCCTTATAAAGTTTATTTAGATCTAAATCTTTTCGACCTTCAATAAACCAGTTAAAATTAAAATTAACTCCAAATCTCATTAAATTTACACGCCATTTTTTGATTAAACCACTTGCAGACATCATTCTTTTAAACCTTGAATTTGTTTCGTTAAAGGTTGTTGGCTCAATGCTTAAATATTCTATCGGTATATCTTCACAGATCGGAATTAAAAATGTATCGTTACCCAATGTCTTTTTATGGAGCTTTAAAAATCCTTTATCCCATAACTCTTTTTCTGTTAGGTGAACTTTAATATAATAATGGAATTTGCACTCTAAGTCGTGTCCTATTGCCGATCTTATATCATATTTCATACGCCCGCCAGCAAGCCAAGCTATCCACTCTGGGATCGTGTAGCCGTCTGTTATAAAATAACGGGGAACTAAAATAATATCCCCGTTATTATCTTGAAATAATTGATTATGCTTTGTAATCCAATAGTTTGGCTCTGGAGTTTGCATAAGCTCCGTAAAATACGTTAAAAATCTCATTTTATAGCCTTTTCAATTTCGTTTGCTGCTTTGTTTAATTTATCAGCAACCGCTCTTAATGTCTGAATACCCAATTTTGTACCCTCAATATAAGCCTCTTTTTTAAGGTCGTTGTCTTCCTCTGCAATTTTAGTAGCGTTTTGTGCCAAATCTTCGATAATTCGATCAGCTTTTTTACTTAATTTTTGATACGCTTTTCTTTTAATCATAGGAACAACCTTAGAGGCTATTAAGTCCTTTATAAAAGGGATTGTAATTGTCAAAATTAGTTTAATTGCTTGTAATAATGTTTGGTTCATAATTTATCCTCCTCTAACCGAAAAATGCTTTTTGATAAGCTGTTGTAACTTCCGCCTCAAATTTTTGATATTCTTCATAGCTCATTTGAGGGCTTAAACTTTGCAAAGTTTTAAAATAATCCTCCGTAAATTCTTGCGTATAGTCTGGCTCTGCATAAGCAATAAAAGCTCCTTGAGGCAAGCCAGAAACCTTAGCAATTTCTTTGTATTGAGGTAATAACGAGATAAAATCTATTTGCGATCCGTTTTTAAGCGTCGGTTTAAATCGTATATAACCTAAAGACGTTTTAAAGAAATCCTTTAAAAATCCTTCTTTTCTTAGAATTGGCTTTTTAGATTTTGGTGTTAAAACTCCGCTTTCAACAAAATAAAAATTTTCGTTATCATTTTTTATTGCGTCGTGTTCTTGTTCTGAAATTAATAAAAATGGCTCTGGAACTACGATATTTTCATTATATCCGTTGCCAATTTTTCCAGTTGTTTTATCGTATCTTAATTTAATCATTTAGCAGCTCCTCAATTTCTACAACTGTAAAACCAAGTTGAAAAATCCTAGCGTTAGGATCTTCTTTTAATTCTTGTTGCATATTGTCAATAACCCTATGAGTATCGTCATTTAAACCAGTTGAACCGTCTTCTAAAACTTTTACATCAAACCAACTAAAACGACTATCTAATAATCTCCTTAACTCTGCTTTTGTTTCTTCTTTCCATTCCGCAAGACAATTAAAATAATCTTGCTTTGTATTAAAAAATTTTGGTAAACCTCGCATATTTCCTCCTTATGCCAATATTAACATTCCGTCTTTTCGTACAATAGTTGCGTCTAGCGTTTCTCCACGCTCTACCATTTCTGGCGTTAAATATTTGTCGATTAAATACATCAAATTAGGCGAACCCGTAAAGAACATATAAGCCTTACCGTCATAGTAAAACTCAACCGACATACAATTAGTGCCTTGTTTTTTGTTTGATTTTGAGATTTTAAAATATGATATTTTTATAGGTTTATTCAACCAATCTTTAATATCAACCTTGTCTCCTTTTACCTTTCTTAAATTTTTGTCCCTTTCATCACAAATTTTTGAAAAATCTACCATTGATAACTCCTTTAAATGTTCTAATCCTGTCTTTTCTATAAAATTTTTACAATTTGCTTTAGACGCCCAGCCCCAAGTGCTTGCAATAACTGATCTAAATTTTTCTTGAGAAATTAACCCATTTTCAAATTTTTCAGTTACGGCTGGCACTCTCTTTTTAATTTTTTTGGCGGTACTCTTTCTCAATAGCCGATAACCTCTAAAGTGTCTATATCCCATAAAGTCCACGCCTTGAGAATATTTAAAAATATCATCTTTACTTAAATCGAGTTTCAATTTTTCGCCCGCAAAATCTATAATTCTAAACCTTAAATCTCTTAACTTTTTCTTATCATTACTAAAAGTTAGAAAATCATCACAATATCTTTCGTAATCATTAAAGCCTCGTTGCTCAACAATAAAACGATCAATTTCGTTCATATAAATATTTCCAAAATGTTGAGATAAAAGACTACCAATAGGAGCATTTTTGCCTCCACCTATTGAATAAACTATTTGTTCCAATAACCATAACAAATTAGGATCACCAATCTTTTTACACAAAATTGAAAATAAAATGTCGTGATCTATTGAAGGGTAAAACTTTCTAATATCACATTTCAAGCAAAAATCATTTCTTGCTATAAATTCCATAGCTTTATCGGAGGCTTTATGAATACCTCGTTTCTTGATACAAGCATAAGTATTAGGGATTAACCAATTTACAATATTAGGCTCAATAACATTAATTACAGCCCTTTGTATCACTTTATCTGGGTAATTAGGTAATTTATACAAAATTCTTTCTTTTGGTTCGTAAATTACCTCTGTCATATATTTTGAAACTACATATTTTTTATTTTCAAGATCATTGTGAAGACTATTTACTCTTTCTACTCTTTTTCTTTCAAAATTTAAAATGTATTCTTTATCCTTTTTCCCTCTTTTTGGCAATTTATATGCTTTATTAAGATTTTCTTTATCAATAATTTTTTCCCATACATTTTTTAATCTCTTACCCATAAAACCTCATAGAAAAAACCCTTGCTTTCAATTACCTTACTAACAAGGGCTTTTAGTTTTTCTTCGTATTTTGCCTCAACTTTCAAGAAGTATGTTGACAAGGTTACAAATTCAGCCGAAAACGATTGTATGTTTTTGTAATCTTTCCGTATCACGCCACGCCCACCGTAGTTCGCATTCACAGTCGAGCGACCGTTATTCGCAGTCCGAGAACGAGAACCGCACGAAGAGGAATTGTTCCAATTCCCGCCCGCAGTAAGGACGTAGCAACAACTTGTAACCTACAAATTTTGCCGACCGCAAGCGGTTACGATTACGACTATGCCGCACGCAAAGGAAGGCTCACGCCACGCCCACCGCAGTACGCAGACACAGCCGAGCGACCGAGATTCGCAGTCCGAGAACGAGAACCGCACGAAGAGGAATTGTGCCAATCCCCGCCCGCAGCAAGGACGTAAGGTACACCGTAGCTTTGACCTCTAGCGGCAGAACCGTCATAATTGACAAAGCCACTTCCTCCAACTGGTGCTATTTCGTCTAGCCATTGCCATAAATAACCGCAACACTCCTCAACAAAATAAATAGAGATCATACGTTTACCCGCAGTATCTAAATGACCTCCAGCAATTTTAGGATTAGGAGCAGCACTACCGTAAATAGCAGTTTTTTGGTTGCTACCTTCAGCAAACATCATAAAATCATTATCAGTAGCAAGTTTTTTATTAACTAATTGCATATCCCATTGATGATTTACTGGTTGTCTGTTATCAATAACTGTTGCCCCAAAAATTGATGTAGGGTTGCCGTCTTTTCCACCTTGTAAATAAATATCTACCCATAGATCAATTTTATCTACATAGACCATACCGTTAGGCTCTGATTGAGGTCTATGAGATAAGCACCATAAAGAATTAGGGATCAAGTCCCCCGCATTATAGCCAATGGCTGGGTGTTTTGAACATATTTTAGTATCTACAAGAGCTGGGGCGTTGCTTTCTGTAACCGCAGCACATAAGGTATGAAAACCTCCAATTTTACGAGAATTACTAGAAGTATATCCCGTTGGGTATGTTGAATTAGCCGAAATTTTTAACTCAACAGTTTTGGTTACTTCGCTTGTTACCTCGTCTTCTTTGTCTAATTGCACAACATAAATATAATAGTCCTTACCAGCAGTTAGAGAGCTAATACCGCTATCCAACAACTCATAAATATTATATTCTTTGTCCTCGTCAATTTGCAAATATCTTACGTCTTCTGGTGAGATCTCAAGACGTATAATTGTACCACTTTTTAGTGTAATTTTATTTTTATTTTCCGAAACAATAAACGCATAAGTTTTTAGTGTGTTATTGTAATCGGGCATTACTTGAGGCTCAATAGTTGTCTTAAAATCTTGCAGATCTTTATTTACATTGCCGATCGTTGTTCCGTTTTCTTCTATTGCGGTTTTACACGCTTGAAAGTTCTCATTTACCTCGTCCGCTTTCGCCTTTGTACCCGCAATAAATTGATGTGGTATATCCATTTTTTTACTCCTTATACATAATGTCGTCAACAAGTTGATTATCAATTTTATTTAAAGCTCGATTGATTTTATTTTGTCCTCGATTTAACTTGTTTTCGATCTTTTTGCTAACCAAATTCCTTTTATTGTGTTTGTTTACTTTGCCGAATAATTCTTCTTGAACAATTCCCTTAGCGTTCTTTTTCACGTCTTCCAATAGTTTTAACCTAGTGCTATCGTCAGCGTTTAAATACCTTTGAGTGTTCATAATTTGCTTATATCCGTCATAAGTAACCTCACCTAGTCGTTTGCTATATTCTGAAAACTCTTTGCCGCTTAATTGTTTAGATGTACCGTCGTCAAGTTTTATTTTCTTTTCTGGGATATTTAGCAAACTTCCCTTTTCTCCTGTCATTTCATAAAGTGCCGTTACCTCTTGCATTACAAGATCATCTTTTGGTTTATTTATAAATATTGGATTAATAAAGTTATTGTATGCTTTTGTAAGTCCACTATCTCCGTCATATTTTTTTATTTCTTGACCTGTAACATCATATTTTTTAGGTAAAGTTTTGCTTACAAATGGCGTTTTTGCTCTAGCTTGGTTTATGCCTTGCATAATTGGATTAGGTGAGTATGTTTCCCTTTGATATGGATCAATATATGTATTAATTTGATTTATACCTGTCCCAATTAATTGACTAGGCAAAGATGTAATGGTATTTGCTATTGCACTTGCTAAACCGTCTTCGTTGTAATCCTTTGTAAAATTAGTAATACCTCTAAGCATACTAAGATCCGCAAGTGTACCAATACCTTTATCCATAGCTTGCATATAATTGCCACCTTGAGCGTCATTTAAAATGTCTCCAGTAGCTAATGGAGCTGCTAAAGGTTGTAATTGAGAATATGACATTACAGAACCAGTAGGTAAAATTATCTGATTAGGTCTAATACCTAAAGCCTCATAATTTTTTCTTGTTTTGTAATCTTCTATATTATCCGTAAACAGACCATTTTTAGCTCCTAAATAACCGCTTCCGATTATTCCGCTACCAGTTATGGCTCTTGCTGCGTCTAAAGTTGCTTGTCTTTGGTTACGCTCCATAATTCCGCTTTTAATAGCGTTTATAAGACCTAAAGGGCTATAATTAAACCCTTGTTGTGCTACATTTGCTGGAGTTTGAGCATAAGGAATTAATGCGTCCCCAAGTCCAAAATCTTTAATTCCAACCTTATTTAAACCCTTTCTTAAACCAGAAACCATAGAGGCAATTTTACCGTTGTTTTGATAAACACTCTCTAAAGCCTCTTGTGTTGCTCTTTCTACCATTTCTGTTGTAGGTTCAGATATTCCAGCAGCTTTCATTTGATTAGCTAAACTTTCATTAAAAGTAGCTTGATAAAATGCTCTATCTGGCACTCTTAAAGAAAAGTCTAACGCTTTTTCTAAAGTTTCTAAAACTGGCGTATTTTCAAAACTTCTCGCTTGTGGTAAATCAAAACGACCGCCTAAATTTCTAGTATCAATACCTAAATTTACATCTTCTGCACCTTCTTTTAATCCTTGTACTAACCCTTGCCCGTATTCTTTCATTTGAGGTAAAGAACGAGTTTTTTGTTTAGTAAAAAAACTAACTATACTATCAAGTCCAGCAGCAATAGGTTTAGTTACGAAATTTTCCATACCAGAAAAAATAGCGTTACCAGTAATATTTCTCATAAAAGTTTTACCATTAAGCAGTAATGATATATTTCTAAGAGTTTTTAATTTATTTCCGCCACTTTGTGGAATTAGATCAGTAAAGGTTTTTAAAAGTTTTGCCGTTGCTACGTCTTTTTCTCTACCGTCTGGAATTGCTTGTATTTTTTCAGTTAAATCAATAATGTTCTCTGCTTGTTCTTCCGACAAATCTGGTATTTTTTTTCTAGCCGTTTCGTTATAATCATTAATAATTTTTTGAGCTTGTCTAATAGCACCTTCTGGAGTTGTTTTTGCCCATAATGACATAGCTTGAACAGTTTGTCCCGCCTTAGAACCAGCAATAGACATCTTTTGAGTTAAAGCTAAAGCCTCGTCAATTCTGCCCTCTTGGTACATAATACCTAATAATTGTCTTGCCTCCTCCATATCTTGAGCCGACATAGGCTTATTATTAGTTACCATATTATCAAGTCTAGCAAGCCTTGAAGACGGATCTTTTGCTATCTCTGCTTGTGCTTTTGCTGTCAAGTCTTTATTATGTAACACTTCATATTCTGGCGGATATTGTTTTACACCGCTTGCTACTTCGTCTGGTAAATCTGCATTTTGAGCCAATTGAGATTGTTTTAAATCTCCACTAGCTCTCATTTTTTCAGATTTAATAATATTTTCAACTTTATCCAGATCGCCCATAAATTGACTAACATATTCAGCTTGTACATCTTCTGGTAAGCCTCTTATTACCTCTTGAAACTCTTTAATTGCTTGATCGTAACTTTCTGTTGAGCCGTCGCTATCTAAAAGCCCACGCATAATTTTTTTATATTCAATATCTGCCGTATCAATAGCCTGTCCTAGCGGATCTCTAGGATCTACATCAAAATTGCTATTTACGGCGTCATTATATACACGTTCTGCAAGCTCTTGACCTTTGCCAACTTGATCGCTACTTGCGTCTTTTGCCTCATAACTTAAAGCATTAGTATCATAATATTTTCCATTTGGATAGCCGTCCAATTTATCGTCAGTATGTTCTAAAAGCATTTCGATAAATTCTCTACGTTTTGCCGATCCTTTTCCGTTTTTAGTGCTTTTAAGTTGAGATTTAAGCCATTTTATACTCTTACCAGTTGCTTGAGAAAGAATAGCATAAGCCTCGTCTTCTTTTTCTTTAGAATAGAAATTAGGCTCTTGATCCCAGTTATCTTCTGTTAGTCCTAAAGCCTCCTCTAATTGTTTTTTATATGTTGGAGTTGTAGTTTTTAAGTTTTCTGAAATATTATCTCCAAGCGTTACTGTTGGCTTAGGGTTGAAATATTCGACGTTATCTGTTATAATGTTATCAGACGGTTCAGACGCAACCCTACTCGGTTGTCCACCTGAACCGTTTTTCATTTTTGACATATAATATTTTTTACCGTTAGAAGTTTCGCCGATCAAAAATTCTTGACCGTCCTTTTCTAATCTATGAAATTTTACAATATTGTCATTTCTTGGGTGGGTTGGCAATTCTTCACCTAAATATTTTGCATTTTTAATGTCATTCTTTAGGGTTGAAAGATTACGCCCAGCTTGAGGATCTTTAGATACGGTTTCAAGTCCCGCATTTGTAAAATCAATTTGTCCTAAATCCTCTCTTTTTAGGCTAGTTTGTTGTATATAATCTTTATAATATTGGCTTTCTTTTTTTCTTAAATCTTTTACATCTTCAATATTTTTAAGTTTATTTCCTCTATATGCTTTTATACCCTTACCAATAGCACCACCAACAAGACCTCCACCAACAGCACCAATAGCACCGTTTATCAAAGCGTCTTTAGCTCCTGTTACAATAGGGTTTTTATCTTCAATAATACCTTTTGTAGCACCAGTAACAGCACCGTCAGCAACACCACCAACAAGACCTCCGCCAATACCTTCGGCTATATTTTGAGCCATTTTTTTCCCAAAAAGTGGAGTTAAGGCTTTAAACCCAATTTTAGCTCCTGTTCCAAAAGGCAAAGTAATAAGACTAGCAAGAATACCCGCCTTTTGACCGTAAGCCTCTGTGTTAGGGTTGCTTTCTTGCATAAAATCGTTTAAATTTGATAATTTAGCCTTAATATTACGCCCTTGACGTTTAAACCAATTCATTTTAGAAGTATCGTCTTCATTTTCATAGTGAACACGACCTTTTTTATCTAAATAAGTTTTTACGTTTTGAGCAATACCGCCAGTAATTACACCGTCTTGAGGCGTAATTATTTCTTGTTCTTGATTTTGGTTGATGTTATCTGATTGTGCTTGATGATGAAAATTTTGCATTTTAACATCAATTTTTGCTCTGATTTCATCATCATTCAAACCGTCTTTTCTATATAAATTAACGGTATCTCTTACTTGATCTACCGAGATACCGTTATCATTAAAAATTTTCATTTCTTCGTCTGAAATATTAACGGGCATTTTTCCTCCTAAAAACTATATCCGCTATTATTCTTTTGTCCTATTGGGCGTCCTTTTGGCTCATTTCCAGCGTTGCCACCATTTCCGCCATTTCCGAGCTGTTCTCTCATTGACTTGTTGATTAATTCATTTTGTTCAATGAGCAATTTTTTATTCTGTATATTTAATTGAGTAAGTAATTGTTTATCTCCAGATGTTGCCGCACCTTGAGCTACTTTTTGTTTTAATATAGAAATTTTTTGTTGATTTTGTTTAATATCAGCCTTAATTTTATCAACTCTTGCGTTTGAAACTTTTGTTTGATTACTTTGTTGTAAGTCTTTTACGTCAATACCGTACATTTTTAACATAGCTTGAGCCGTTTCCGCTGTAAAAATCCCTTTATTGTAATTATCAAGAATTAGTTTAGCTCTTGAAGTATTATCTTTTGCGTTTGCTATATCTTGTTTAATTTGAGTTTGTTTTAGCCTTGCTCCAGCCGATAATAAGCTACTTGGAGATACTTTTGAATAATCGCCTAACGGAGAAAGTCCAGAAGTGTCATAGCCCATTTGATCGTACATATTTTTAACTTGTTGGTAATTTCCATAGTTTTGAATTTGTTTGTATGCAGCATTAGAACCGTTAGAAAAACCACGAGCAATATTACCGAATTGGCTTTGATTAGGATCGTATTGTGTACCACCAAAACCAGATAAAAATTGACTAGCCATTAATACTTTTTGTCTTGTATCATCACTCCAATTTGAAGGAGCTACCCCTTTTAAAACATTAATAATTTTACTTGCTCCGCTTGTGTTTGGAGTATTAACCGTTGTATTTACAGCATTTTGAACAACACTACCAGATTGCACGGGGTTAGTCGAATTAACTGGAACAATACCACCCGTATTTTGAGGAGCGTTCACATATTGATCTATGCCAGCCATTATAGGGCTTGAGTTTTGGGGGTTATTGATCGCATTAACAATAGCTCCGCCACTTTGATTATTTCCTTTAAATTTATTTATTAAATCGTTTAAAAAAGCCATTTAACCTCCTAAATATCGTCCAAGAATGAAGAACCTAGACCAAGTATGCTACCTATTGCAGCACCCCAAGGACCACCAACAGATCCACCAGTAGCAGCACCATTGACAGCACCTTTAATAGTTTGCATTACGTCGCTATCATCTTTATCAACACCGAAAAATCCTTGCAAACCGTCTTTATAATCTCCGCTTTCTGCAAAAGAATTTAAGCCGTTGATACCTCCGCTTATAATTCCGCCATAGCCACCCATAGCACCACCAGCAGAACTACCAGAGTTACCCCAAGTTTTCGCCAAACTAGCAACAGAGCCTCCAATATCTCCCAAGTCTGATAATGTAGAATTACCGTTTTCGCTATCTTCAGGCAAAAAACTTTCACTTGTTTTACTGCCTCCAAGATTTCCTAAACCGTTCATTAATGATAGTCCACCATTCACCAGATCGCTTATGCTATTAGAGGTATTATTGCTAGAATTTTGTGTGTTTTGCATATATAACGGTTGATAACCAGTATTTTTACTCATATTGACTACGCTTGATAATCTAGGCGTAGCTTGCGTAATATATTGCTTTGCTCCCGATACGATCGGATTTTGATTACCTCTTAACAAGGCTTTTGTTTCTTCTGTTAAATTATTTGTATATGCCACTATCGAGTGCCTCCTGTTTTCTTAGCTAATCCACCCCAGCCACTAGCAAGTGTACCAATACCACCTAGCAAGCTCCCCGCAGCACTTAAACCGCCAAACAAACCACCATTTGATCTATTAGCCATTTGTTCAGCGTTCCAATAGTTTAGGCTTTGGTTAGCGGCACTTTGTTGGTTATTTGCATTCGCTTGAGATAGTGAACCGCTTAAATCATAAAAATTATTCATTGAGCCTTGAAGTGCATTAGCATAATTCAACAAATTACCTTTATAATTTAAAGCGTTCATTTCTTTATTTGCTGCCAAATCTGCTATTGTGTCAGCATAACTGTCGCTCAAAGTCTTAATTTTATTCCAGCCTGTCGAACTTCCGACTTGTCCACCAGTAATAAGATTATCTTTTAAGGCTGTCATTTGAGGGTTCATAGCCTCGTTGACTTCCTTTACTTGATTATCATAATATCTTTGTGCATAATCCGCCGCACTTGCATTGTCCGTAGCGTCTTTATATGCTTGCGGTAACGCCGCTTGTATATAATCCATAGATTGGTTTTCGCTACTTGTTGGATTATATTGTGTAACATAATCATTACCGTTCCAATAAGTATGTGCAACCGTACGATCACCTATTTTATATGACGAAGTAGGCTTAGCGGGTGCAGTTTTTTTGCCTTTACTCATAAATATATCCCTCTTTATTTCTTGTAAAACCAGCCCTTGTTAAACTCATTTTTGCTGTCAAATAGTTTGTAAGAGCTTTTATTTTATAATCTGGATAATGGTATTTTATATATGCTACTAATTCCTTGATTGCTTGTTTTGTTTTTGCGTGTCTATCAGCAAATCCTCCAAAAACAACCGTTTTATTTTCATCATCAATAGTGTCAATGAATAAACAACCTTTAAATTCTCCCGTATCGTGATAAACCTTATAAAAACAAATTGATGTTTTTATAATTCTGCCAAGTTGTTTAATTGCCGATCTTGATGAATAAATAAAGTTTTTTCTGCAAGGGATAAATAGCTTTAAAGTTGCATTATCTGGTTTAAAAATTCTTTCAAATCTCATTATTTATTTTTTACCTTTACTCTTGTTGTCGATAATTTATTAATAGTAAAGTCTTGTGAGCTATCTTGAGCAACAAAACGAAGTCTTAAACGGTTGTGTTTTCGTGGTTTATCCAACATACACTCCATAAGAACCTCCCAAGCCCATAAACTCTCCTCACTATCCCAATCGTCATTATCCCAAACTAGCATAGACGGATCATCACCGCTTATTACTTCTTGTCTGTCTGGGTTTAAATCACCGTCAAAAAAGTAATCTAAGTAAAAATTGTTATTTTCTTGTGCCTCGACATAAGCAAAGAGTTTAAATTTTTGCTTATTGTGCGTCCCGTTAAAGTCCAATTCTGGAAATTCAGCAATCGCACTAATAGGAGAACCATTAAAAGTATTACCTTTTAATTCTTGCAAAATTTCTCCATTATCATTACCGCTTAAAATCATTCCATTAAATTCAATCAAGCAATTTATTTTAGGTTGAACTCTAGGCGGTAGCCAATAATAATGAGATTGTCTGCCCGTAATAAACCGATATACGAATAAGTAAGAATGTTCATTATCTCCGTTAATCGGAATATGAAACCATACCTCATTTCGACCTTGAACCGTAATTGACAATGAAAAAATGTTGTCATTTTTTGTCAAATCTCTTTTTGCGATCCAATTCTGAACACACCAAGAAATATCTTCATCAACTTTTTTGGTATTTTCTTGAGTTACATTTACTGGATATATTCCGTCCTCTGCAATATATAGAGCGTAATTATCGTGTTTTAATATACCTCTTGAGCTAATAGCGTGGTTAGGAGATAAAACAGTAGTAGTAAAACCGTTGCTTGTCTGATCTTTAGCAAGATAATAAGTTGATTTCTTTGTAGAAATAATCAAACCGCCTGAATATGTAGTTATAGCTACAATATCCCCGTCTAATTGAACCCAGCCAGCGTCGTCTTCGGCACTCCAATTAAATGGATCTAACGATTTACTCCAATGTATTCTATCCTCATTACCGCAGAACACACGACCATAAAAGACTTCTAAAATGTTACTTCTTACTTGTCTATCTTCACTATCCCTTTCGTCAATGATTTCAATTTCTGGATTAGCTCCAAGCTCGATTTTTACAAATGGATCAACTCCATTACCAAAAATACCTAAATAACGCCTATTTGGTAATGTTTGGCTAAAGTTTATAAAAGAACCATTTTTAGCGTTTTTGTCTAATCCTCGCTTTAATAGTTTTACGTTTGAATTATTATCGAGATAATAAATTTTACCTTCTGTGTCGTTTACTGTATGAATAATCAAATAAGTTTTATCTTTTGCATATTCATACTTAAACAATCCTACAATCTTTTCACCCTCAATTTTTTGAAATAAAGTGTTGCCAAGCATTTTTTTAAAGCCATAGCCGTTATTATTAGAGCTTGCGTAAATATCAACATTTTTACTATCTCCAATAAAAGACACTATTTTCTCCGTAAAATACGCTTGCTCGCAAGTGTACCCACCAGAAAAATTATCATAAGTTTTTTGATCTAGTCTTATTGTTGCCACGGCATTAAAAACCCTTTGTCATTGTCAAAATCGAATGTGCTTAAATCAGCTTTTAAAAGTAATTTGTAAACTTCCGCCTCTCTTAAAGCGTGTTCTTGGTATTCTTCGTCTTGCGGATCACCGTTTAAAATTTCGTTACAGAAATAAGTTAAACAATCCACAAATAAGTCCTCCAAACGCTCTGAAATATTCAAAGTATCGGTAGAGGCTGTAATATTTCTTTTTAGGTTTCCGTCTTCACCTACAATCGGCAAAGTATGAAAAACCTCAATTTTTAAATTATATTCTTTGTCTGGTTTAGGATAAAATCTTATTCTATCCTTATTGTCAATGTAATATTTTTGAGGCTTTCCAGTCTGTTCATCATAAAAAGGTATGTTTTTATCGAATGTTAAAGCCTCGCCGTCTAGTATCAAGCCATTATCTGCTATAATTGCATTTGGCATTGATAAAGTAGGCTTATTATTGTCTATTTTTTCGTTTAAAATTTCTCGTCTAAAATTCCACTCGTTAATATTCCACAATACCCTTAAAGCTCGGTTTAGCCCGTTGAGGCTTTCCTTTTTAACAGCACCCCACGAGCTAACCTTGCTAATTTCTGTATTGCTTGAGTATGAAATAAACGAAATTATTTCAAGAGCATTCATACATTATACCTTTTCAGCTTTTACATCTTCAATTAATTCAATAATGTAAGGGTGTTTTTCAATTTTCTTAGCACCTTTAATTAATTTCTTTTGTAAATGTTCATCAATCGAACCAATAATCCCTTGTACTTCGTCCCCAGTCATAGTAGTTGTAATTTTAGCTACTTCGTTTGTTACGTTATACAAAATTCTTTCTTGGAATGGGTTATAATCTGGTAATTCAGCTTTACCGTTTTTAATTGCTTTGATTTTTTCACCCAAAAGCTCATTTTCTTCAGCAGTATTAGTTTTTAAATTGCTTAATTCTGTTGCTAATTCATTATTTCTTGCTGCTAAAGCCTCAATTTGTTCTTTGTTAGCCTCTGCTTGAGCTTTCATTTTTTCCTCAAATTCTTTAGCTTGAGCCTCTAATAGTGCTTTTACGTCAATTTGTTCTTTGTTAGCCTCTGCTTGAGCGTTTTGTGTGTTTTGATTTTTATTGTCTGCCATTTTTTACTCCTTTTTATGTATTTATTACTAAAAAATAGGGGTAAAAATACCCCTATTTATCGCCTATGCAACTTTACATTTGCATTTTGAAAGACCTTTAGGTAACAATGTTTTACCACCGAAAACATAAAGACCTCTTACAAGATCGTTAAAGCCGTCTTTATCTCTTAATTTTTCAACTTTTGAGATTTGACCAGCAAAAGTGATAGCGTCTTCAATACCCGCTAAAACTTCTACATAGTATTCATTAGTTGTAGTAGCACCGTCGCCGTCGCCAGTTGTTTTAGTTTCTTTAATTGTTTTCATATTAGTAGCTACCATTACGTCAAAACCGCAAAAGTCGTAAACTGTACCTTCTCTGATAGTTTTATCTGCTAAAGCTGATCCTCTATCTTTCATTTCTGGAGAAAGTAAAATCAAACTTTCAATATCTGGGTTTACAACCGCCCACGGTCTGCGGTTGTTTGCGTCTTTACCTTTTTGAGAAATTGCGTTAGATTTTCTTAATCTCTTTTTCAATTCTACAAACATTTGATATACATTATCTTTTGTTAGTGTCATTGTAGCTACTACGTTATCAGCGTGTACGTCTGATCTTTTTGATAACAAGAAAGTATCTTTAATCATTTCGATAGCAAACGCCGCTCTAGCAATATACTTATCTGTCAACTCTTGGTTAGCTTGAACCTTTGTAACATCATTAATTTTGAAAGCGAAATATTTTTCTTGGTCGATTAACAATGAAAGGTCGGTAGCTGTAAGATCTTGATATGTTAAAGTCCCAGACACGCTGTGATCGTTGATAGTAATATCCCCAACTTCTGGAATATTTACTTTATCACCGCATTTTTTAATTTCACCTTCGTATGCTTTATTAACGCAATCTTTCATTACGCCTACATCATCAAGTTTTTTGTTTAATTTTTTACTCCAAAACTCTGGAATAAATACTCCTAAATTTTTTTGTGATCCTGCTGCCATATTTTTTACTCCTTATTTCTAAAATGTGCTATTCTACTACCAAGCCCGCAGCAACTTGTTTACTAATAATTGGCTCAAGTTTTGCAAAATCCTTTTCAGACATTTTAGCGATTTCAGAACGTGTAAAAATGTGATCGTCCTTAAATTTCGCTTTAGTGCTTGATGAAGTATCAAGTCTGCCCTTATGCTCCTTGTCCTCTTTTTGTGCTGCTTGCTCTTTTATATAATCCTCAATGGCTTTCTTTTTAACATTTTCAACCAATTCAGCCACTTGTTCGATTGTTTCGGGTGGGTTGTACCACGCATTAAACACAACGTCGTTATCTTTGTAGCGTTCTTGATCTTTAGCTTTTGCCTCCTCATAAGCCTTGTTCACATCTGCATAAATTTGATCTGTTTGTGCTTTCAATCTATTGTTATAATTAGCTTGAAGGGACATCAACTCTGCTGTAAAATGTGCTGCTTGTTCGCTAGGCAAATAACTAATAATGTCTTCCTCGCTTTTAATAACTGCGTCATTAGGAATGTAAGAGCCATATTTATAACCTAAACCTTGTAGCCTTTGGTTATATTCGGCTAAAACCGCTCTTTTAACGTCAGCAACTCTACGCTCAATGTTTTCAGTCGTGAAAGCATTTTCGGTAGTTTTTTGTGCTGCAGTTTCAAGCTCCTTGATTTTGTTTGCTTGTTCGGTAAGTTTAGCTTGTAAGCTCTTAAACCCTTTGTCTGCGTCTTCTTTAGTTTTGAATGTTCCTAAAAAATTTTCGTTTTCTCCGTTTTCTTCGTCTTCACCTTCGCTATCTGATAAAGTCGGATCTTCGTCTGTTTCAACTTCTGAATTGTCCGCATTTTCGGGTTCAGTTGTTTCTACATTCTCCTCGATAGTTTCATCATTACTAACTTGGTTTTCGATTACTTCGTTTTCCATTGAGATTTTCTCCTTTATAAATTTTCTATGTCCTCAAAAGCTCTTTGATAGCCTTTTATAATGTTTATATCATCACATTGTTTGATTAATTCCAGTAGCCGTTTCTGGTGGTATTCCTTGAGACACGCCCATTTGTCCGTTATCAACTGCAAGTCCTTGATTGCCTCCTTCAATTCCTCCATTGAATACTGCTTGTGCATAATCTTGTATTTCCTTTTCGTTATTGATGTCGTTTACGTTTTTCTCTACTAATTCCTTGTCGTCAAAAATTATTCTGCCTGTGTTGTCAAAACCTTGTTGTTCAAGTGCCATTTTGAAAAGTTCAATTTTATCAACTTTTTTGTTGACTTCTGGATCTTGTAAAAATTCTCTAATCATTGTTAGAGTGTCTTTAAACTTAACTAATCTTTCAGAATTTGCCTTACTGTCAGAATAAATATAGCGATAGTTTCCGTTTCTTGTTTCGTCTGTTACCTCTATGCTTTGACCTTTGTTTTCTGTCTTGTCGAATTGGTAAATGTTCTCTGTTCCAAACTGTTCATTTGCGATTGTGTCCGCTACCTTTTCGACAGTTGGTATAATAAGATTTGAATAAATTTTGTCTGTTATTTGATTTTGTCTAGCCGATTGCCCCGATACTATGGCTTGAGTTTCAGTTGCGGTCTTTTGTCTTTGTTCTTCCGCCCCTACCATATTTTTAAAAATACCAGTTGCACGCTCGATTAAACTTTTAAAGTAAGAGATAAACTCAAAACCAGTAAAAGCCTTTGAAAAATCCAGTTTTTCTGGCTTTAATTGAGTTTTTGCTAACTCGTCCACTTTATATTCAATAACTTTTCCAGCTTTTAATTTAACGTCTTTATCAAGCATTTTGTTAGGTGCTAACCATACGGGGTTAATAGTAAGATCCAAGCAATAAACTTGCTTTGATAAGATTTCACTAGATACATCATTAAGAGATTTTGCAACTCTTAACGGGCTTATACCTCGTCTTGTGTCTGGATCTTCAAAAATATTGCCATATACAAAAGGCTTATGTATGTATGGGTTAGGCTCAAATCTGATAATGTGTGTACCATTAGCAACAACAATTAAGTAATTTCTAATAGTTTTCTTATCAATCTTAATGTTGCCCCAATACTCAATAAGTTCAATTAAGCCGTCTTTTTCTTTGTCTTTGTCCCCGTCCTTTTTAACTTGATATTCTTCACGGTCTAAATCGTCCTCAATTTTTTTAAGTTCTTCTTTAGCCTCTGGAGTTAATGTATAGTTTTTGTTGCTTATGATTTCATCATAAGTTTTATGTGTTCTATACATCATATCCGCATTTTCAAAATCATCAGCTTTGAACGGATCAAAAACAAACTCTAAGTTATCAATACATTTAACAACTGCTCCCTCATATACGGGTTTATCGTATTCTACATAGTTTTTATCTGCATTTTTTAGCTTTTCGTACTCGTAGTTTGCACTATCACCAAAAAGCACAGAAAAACCTTTTTTGATACCGTCTTGGAGCTTTTCAATAATGTTTTTTTTGCGTCTTACTCGCTTAACTTTCTTTTCCCAGCCAATATAAAAAACAGCCTCGCCACTTTCTACGATACAATTAGCCATTTTTTCAGCCTCTTGTGAAAATTTCATTTTTGTAAATGAATTTACTAACATAGCTTTTTGCGTTGCTGCATTTGCTTGGCTTTCTTCGTCTTCGCCTTGACAGTCAAACATACTTTCAGGCGTTTTATAGATGTTTTCGTACAGATGAGCTACAAAAGATTGAGCAAGTTCCGTCAATTCTGGTAATTTAAAGCTCTTATAACCAGTTTCTTTATCCTCTACATAAGATTTTCTTTGATAAATTTCATCTCTTAGCTCGTTTGTTTCGTCAATTTGCTTTTTTCTAGCCTCGTGTAGTGATGAATAACGCTTAACGATTTCGTCAGCCACTTCCTCCGCTTTTTGCTTTGATAAAGTATATGTTTGATCTTCAAACTCGTAAATAAAATTCATTAGTCTTGTTTAGCCTCCGTGTCGATAATTGCCCAGTAATACTCAACTAGATAGCTTGCAGCGTCAAAAGGGTGTCCAAGATATTTCAAATCGTTATCCCTTAATATTTCCGCAAGTGTTGGCGTTTCGATTTTGCTAGTACCCGCTTTAAACTTCAAATAATCAATGTTATAGATCAGCTTTTGGCACTTTGGATCTACATATACGTTATAAATACCCTTATTAGTCTTAACTCTTTGGTTAAAAGCATTAATTCTATTGATAATTGGCGGGTTAAAGTCCCTAATTTCTAGCTTTACTCGGTCTTTACCGAAATGTTTATATAATTCTTGTAAAATAATTGCGTAATTTGTGTATTCACTTGTAGAACTGCGATAATTACCGCTTGCGTCCCCATTTACAATTATTTTTCCTCTATGGTCGCCATATCTGGCAATAAATTCATCTATACATTCTCTTGTATAAGTATTTTCTATGGCTAATTCATCAAAATAAAAAACTTTTTCAGCCGTTTTGTGAGCCATTAGCCAACACATTGGATCTACGTTAAAATCACAAGTTAGATGTAAGTCTAAATCTGGATTGTAGTTAATTGGTCTAATTTGTATTGATTTATTGAAATTCTTAACTACATTAAGTGTTAATTTGCTTGTTAGTCCTAAATATTCGTTGTTGTAGTCGTCTGGTTTATATTCCTTTAGATCTTCCGCCTCCTCTAAAAAGTTTGAGCCTAACCAATCGGCTGGAACATCTAAATAAGTTGAAGAACTTACAAAACGATTTTTTCTAGTCCTTTCTACTTCCTCATTTACCCAGTTTTTACCGTCTTTTGGCGGGTTGAAAGAATAAAAACACAAGATATTGTCAGAACCCCTAACAATAGATTGTGTAACCGTTCTAACTTCTTTCATACCAGAAAACTCGGTTAATTCTTCAAACCATACGGCTTTTAACTTACCGACTTTACATTTAATAGATTTTATTTTCTCTGGTCTATCACAGCCCCTAAAATAGAACCTTTGCCCCGTAGGCTTATAAATAATTTGTAGCGGGCTTGACTTGTACTTAAAATATTGGCTTAACCCTAAAAGCTCAATAGCCCAGATAATCTGATTATAAACGCTATCTTGTAATGTTTCAGCAACTTTACGAATACAAACGGCGTTAAATTCTTTATCAATTACCATTAAAACCACTAAACAAATGGCTATAAAACTTGATTTTGTTGAACCTCTGCCACCTTTAAACCAGTAGTGCAAAAACTCATATTTTAAAATTGATTTCAGAATAGGTCTAAATTTCCTTATTACTTGTTTTAATAAGTCCATTTTTAGCCGTCCTCGTCCGCAAAATTAATGTTAATAACTGGAGTTTGTTGTTTTTCTTCGATCTCTTTATCCATATTTAAAGCCACTCTTTGAGCTTTTTGTACTCCGCATAAGGCTTTTGTAATCTCTAAAAAAGCCTTAGTATTAATCGTGTTGGATCTTGTATGCTCAAAACCGTCTTTTCCAAACCCCGTAAAGTCTAAATACATTTCATTATCAAGGTATCTTTTAACAACTTTAATAATCTTTTGGCTTGCCTCAATCATTTCACGGTTAGCGTTCTCTTGAGCTGTTGCTATATCCTCTAATAGTTGAGCCTCTACTCTTTCCTTGATCTTGTCCCTTTTTTCTTTGGTAGAGTTAAAAGAAAACTTGTTACTTATGCCTTTTGCGGTCAACTTTAGATCTGGGAACTTTTCCACAATATGACGAGGCTTAACACCGCTTAAATATAAAGCTCGTATTTTTTGCCATTCCTTTTCTGTTGGCTTGCGTTTTTCTTTGCTCATTCACTTTGCACCGTTAAAACATAATAAAAAGAGGGGCTTAAACCCCTCGAATGATCCCATATAATTGAAAAAGATTAAAAATAAATATGTCCTAAATTTTAGTATGTAAGTTATTAATTAAACAATTTAAAAATCTTTTTATTATTAAAATCTCTTACCCAGAAATCTTTTAAACCGTCAAACCAAAACCAACCCACATTGTTTTTACTGCCTTTTTCTACTTTATGTAGTCCAGTATTACAGCTTTTATACTTGTTCATAAGCTCTACGGCTTTTGATCCCGTGCGGTTTACAATAACTTTTATATCTTTGTTAAAATCTACACTTTTAATTATTGCTCTTGTTTGTCCGCAAATAGGACACTCATCAAGAAAAACTAAAACCCTTTGCATTTTGTTAGTAGGTGGAATGTTAAAAACTCTACCTTTATGCAATCTATTACAGCAATAAATATCTTGTAAATTCATAAAACAACTACCCATAGTTTTTACGCCGATTAATCGGACGCCGTAGCCTAATACATTAAAACTTATGCAATCAACCGCTTTAAAACGCTTTAACGTCTTGCCTACAATAGCTATTTTTATTATTTACGATTTTGTTTTTAAAATCTACAACGAACGACAACAAAAAAATAAAGATCTTTTCAAACCTTTACACAAAACAGAAAAAACAGAAGCAAAAACGAGGAATTTTAAAAAACTTAAAACCTTTATTTTAAACCTTTTCCAGATTTTAAACCCGAAATTTTAAAAGGATTTTTTTATTTTCCCTAAATTTTTTGCGTTTTTCCTCAATTTTTTTCAAAATATATGTATTTTTCCTAAGTTTTCCACACAAAAAGCGGGCAAATTTTCACCAGAAGAAACCCCAGAACCTAAACCACAACTAAAACAAACAACTTTTTTATTTTTCCTATTTTTCCTTAGTGAAATTTTTAAACCAAAAAAGGAATTTTTAACCACAGAAAATACAACAAATGTATGAAATGTTACAAAATGTAAATATCAATTCTTTCATGCTGGGCATGAACTTTAGCCTATTTTATCAAAATTTTTTGTTTTCTTTGTGTTGATAAAATAATCAAGTTGAGTAATAATGAAAGTACGAACAACGAAACAGCGAACAAAGGAGAAAAAAATTATGGCTACAACAAACAACTATTTTAACAACTGCAAAACATCAGAAGAACTAAAAGCAACCTATAAAGCATTAGTTAAAAAATACCACCCAGACATTTACGGAGAAAAAGGCAACGATATTTTAAAAGAAGTACATAGCCAATTAGAAAAAGCAGTTAGAAACATTGATAAAGCCTATAATATTTCAGATTATATCGACGGAGAAATTAAAGAAACTCCGGAAGAACTAGCAAGAAAAAAAGAATTATTAGAACAAGCTAAAAAATATCTATTCAGAGAAGGTGCTTTATTTGGCTTGTACTGGCAAAACGGACTAAGACCAGCAAACCACAGAAACCCACTCACAAAACATAATTTCAGCGGTTGGAACATTTGGAGCTTAGAGATCAAAAGACTTGAAAAAGGTTATACATCTAGTGAATGGTCAACATTTGCACAATACAAAAACGAAAAGCAATCAGTAATAAAAGGCGAAAAATCAACTTATTTAACTTTAGCCATTTATACAAAAGGCAAAAAAAGCGAAGAAACAGAAGACGACGAAGACCAAAAAGGACGAGTTTATTATAAAGGTTATAGCGTATTCAACAAAGAACAAGTAAAAGAATTAGCCCGCCCTATGTTGGTATCAAGCAAAAAGCAAATCGAAACAAAAAAAGAAACAAGAACAGAAAAGACAGAACAAACAACATTGAACTTATGGCAAGAAATTTATGTGTAGTTGCAGACAATGCGGGCAGATATGCGACCAGCACAAAAGGGAAAGAGCAAGCAATAAAAAACTTTAAAAGAAAATATAAGGAGATTAAACAATGTCAATAAATCAGTTAATAAACGAATTAAAAGAAAACGATCAAGATTTTGAATTTTACCCGACCACAAAAGAAATGATCGAGGCGGTTTATAAATACTCAGACGGCGAGGAATGGCTGGACATAGGAGCGGGAACTTGCAATTTTAGAAAATATTACAATGAAATTGCAGACGAGAACAACCGCAAATATAACGCAAAAGAACAGGCTTTTAGAAATTCTTATATTGACGGCAAAGGCTATAATTACGACCTACAACCAAAAGACCACGAAAAAGGGCACCGAATTTATAACTATTATGTAATCGAAAAATCAAAAATTTTACTTGAAAAAATGGATCGTGATGTAATTTGTTTGGGTACAGACTTTAACGCTACAATGTTAATTGATAAACCCGTTGAAAATATTTTTTGCAATCCGCCATATAGTGAATATGCGGAATGGGTAGAGCGTTTAATTTTAGAGGCTAATGCAAGAAATTTATATCTTGTTATCCCTCAACGCTGGAAAGATAACCCAGCCATTAACAACGCAATAGAAAAAAGAAAAGCTATTGTAACAGATTTAGGATCTTTTGATTTTCTTAATGCTGAACGCAATGCAAGAGCTAAAGTTAATGTTATTAAGGTACGTTTAAACGATTACCGTATGGATAATGAATACAACGAAACAGCCTTTGATCAATGGTTTGACGAAACCTTTAAAATGAGAGATAAAGAAACTACAAGCGAATGGGAACAAGAAAGACAAGACAAAAATATAATAAAAAATAAACTTGTAAACGCAGAACAAAGCAAAGCAAAAATTTTAGTAGATCTTTATGATGAAGAAATCAAAACTTTATACAATCACTTCAAATCAATTTGTAGCCTTGATGTTGATATTTTAGAAACAATAGGAATATCTAAAAACGCAGTAAAAAAGGCACTAAAGAAAAAAGCCAGCGGAACTAAGGCGAAGTATTGGCAACTTGCATTTGAAGAACTGGACGAAATAACAAGCCGTTTAACATCAAAGACAAGAAAAAAACTTTTAGATAAATTTACGCACTCACACAATATCGATTTTACTATTGCGAACATTTACCCAGTTATTTTATGGGTATTAAAAAACGCTAACGAATACTACAACGAACAAATTATAGACTTTTACAAAGGGCTTACATCTCCAGCCAACGTAAAACCTTATAAAAGCAATCAAAAAGTATTCCAAAAATCAGAATATAGATATAATTGTTTTGAAAATTCAGAAGAAATAAGCCATTACACGCTAGATTATAGAATAATTATGTCCTCTCCTTTTCGTACTGATTGGTACAGCGGTAAATTAAGCGATTACCAAGACGGAGCAAAACAAACACTACAAGATATTTTTACAATAGCAAGAAATTTAGGCTTTAAGGTTGGTTTATGCGACTTGCCACAAGCACACGGCGAAAAATGCTATGTATTGTTTGAAAAAAGCAACGAATATTTTATGGAGTACAAAATTTATAAAAATGGTAATATGCACGTTAAATTCAATATTGAGTTTATGAAAGCCTTAAATGTTGAAGTTGCAAGACTTTTAGGCTGGATCAATAAACCAGAAGACATAAAAAAAGAATTTGTTGCAGAAATGGCAAAAGGAGCAGAAAAATATTTTAAGAGAAATTATACTTGCTTAAATACAAATACATTGCCATTATTAACAACCGCTAAAAAGCCAGAATTTGACTACACGGCAGACAAAAAAGAATTAAGAATTTTAATAAATAACTCTTATAAGAATTGCTTACAATCTGTCTTAAATAAAATCGATAATTTTAATGGTATAATTGAAAGCGAAAAAGATTTATTTTTAAAATGTTTAAATATTCTTGAAACTCAAAAAGGCTTTGTATATAGAAATTGTTTAATAACAAAAAATGACAATGTAACAAGTATTGAATTTAGAGAAATGACAGATTATAACAATTTTGAAAAATTATTAAAGGAGGCATAATGCCAGAAGAAAATACACACGGCGGAAAACGAGCGGGGGCGGGACGTCCTAAAGGTATATGCAAACCCATAAAAGCTCCAGAAGAACAAAGAAAACAACATCAAATAAGAATGACAGATCGAGAATGGGAGATTTTTCAAAAAAACGGAGGTATAAAAAACCTACGCCGTTACATCAACTTAGGAAAATTTAGAAAAATAATATAGGAGTTATAATGGACTTAACAGAACAAATAAAAGAGACATACGAAAATCACAAAAGGAAATTTAATTATATTCCACCAGAAACAGAAGGCAAAGACCTTTATTTTTTAACTAATTGTTTCAAAGAAGACTACATCAAGAGTTGGCTTAGAGCTATGGAGCAACACCCACCAAGATTTTACCCGCTAGAGCTTGTTTATATGCCCGCTATTAATAAATGGGTTGATTTATATTTACAAGTAGGAGTAATTAGCGGAAAACCTAGACGAGCAGGGCTGGGAGCTTTTGAATTTTTAGTTAAGCCAGAATGTTTACAAGAAGTTTTAGAGGCATTACAAATAGATACAGAAAAACCTTTTAACTGGGGAGCTAATTCAATAAATTTAACATTAGAAAGAGGCTAAAAGCCTCTTTTTTTAAAACTCCAATATTAAACCATTTCTAATTATTTTTAACGGTTTTTTCTTTTCTCTACCTTTACAATATTGTTTATAGCCTACTGGGCGAGGAGTGTCAGCAACCTCATCACAATACGGCATATCAGACGGCTTTATAATAGCACCCAGAACGCTAACAAGTGCAATAAAAGCATATATTAATCCAATAATGCTAAAAGAAATTATACAAAATGCAAGAGAACCTTTAAAAAATTTATCCATTATCTAGCAACCCTCCCCCACCAGCGGATCTCACCTATGATACAAAAATCATAGGTTAATTCGTCCATACTATCTACATAGAACGGATCGTATTTATCCTTATTATCTGAAATAACTTTTATTTTTGTAGGCGGTATTAATTGTAGCCTTTTTGCGTATAATTGTCCATTTATTCTTACGCAATATAATTTACCGTCGTAAATTTCTTTTTTAGATAAATCAACAAGCAAGCTGTCCCCGTCTTCAATAGTTGGCGACATACTATCACCACGAGCTACGATCATTTCAGTATTAGGAATTTTAACGCCTAAATCTCTTGCTAACTCTCTACTTATTCTATAAACGCCCGTTTTTTCTTCGTTATATACAGTTATCCCGCTACCCATAGAGGCGAAAACATCACCTCGTACGGGTATATCTGCGAAATCTTCCTCCAGATTAGATAATGTCAATTTTATATCAAGAGCTTTTTCTAACTGCTCAATATTTTTATGTTTTATTTCTGTTTGTGCTTTTTTCTTTCTACTAAAACTTGCCTCGTCCATACCCCAAATACTGCAGATTTCTTTTGCAGACAAATTAATATTAAGTTTTGTTAATATCTCAAAAAGCCCGTCAATGTTCATAGTTCGCCCCTTGTTGATAATAAATTGATATTTTCAGTTGACATAAACTTGATATTATGTCATAATACAATCAACGAATGATTTAAAAATTGCGAAAGGTTAAATTTATGAGAACATCATTTAAACCGAATACAACAATTAATATTCCAGTCGAAGTATTGGAACAAGCAAGAGAATTTTTAAGCAAGAATACAGAGATCAAATCTCGTAACATCTTGATCGAAAAATCTTTACTTTATTATATGGATCATTTTGAAGAAATTAAAGAAGTTGCTTAATTTGTCAACTTTTTAACAAGTCTTCATATATTATGATAACCTAAATCAGCCCTAAAGTCAACGCTTTAGAGGGCTTATTTAACATTAAAAATTTTTGAACATTGACAACTGAATATAGCATAAAACGACTGATGTTGAAGTATCTTAATTGATTTTAGGAGAACGGACTATAAACAGCGTAGCAACTTAACAAAAAAAATAATTTTTGTATTGCCCCGTCTTGCTTAAAGGCGGGGTTTAATACAGATTTAGGGATAAATTGTACAAAGACAGGAGGTATTTTTTATGTTTAAAAAAATATTTTTCAAAATAAAGAATTTTAAAGCAAAACAAAGACAAGAAAACTTGATGAAATATTATCGAATTAGAAACGCAGTTATAGCTTTCTTTAGAGATAAACAAATCACAGACAACACGGCAGAATTACCGCCATTTATTAAAGCGGATCAACTTTTACTAAAGAAAATCAAAACGCCTAGCGATCTTAACTATTACTACAATAAATTAATTATACACAATCAAACATTTAAGGCGGTGGCATAATGAGTGATTATGATAACCGGTTATTACAACAAGCTGATAATTTTATGACTGGTTGCAAACCAAGAGCCGTAGGTGTTCATCAAGAACCAGCAGACGGCGAAATTATGAGCGAAAATGTTTATAATTGCGAAGATTGCGAAGATACAACTTGCGAACATTGGAGCGATTATAACGAAAACAGAGCAGAACAGGACGAGGCTTTATTATGGGACATATAATAGAACATATAAGCAATGAAAACGACTGGCACAAAGGAAGATCCAAAGGTTTAGGCGGATCAGACGTAGCCAGTATTTTAGGTTTAAACCCTCATAAATCTAATGTTGACTTATGGAAAGAGAAAACAGGACGTAAAAAGCCAGACGACATAAGCAACAAGCCTTATATAATATACGGCAAAAAAGCGGAAGAATTTTTAAGAGAGCTTTTTAAATTGGATTATCCACAATACGAAGTTACACACAGCCCTTATGATTTACATATACATAAGGACTTTTCTTTTATTAGAGGCAGTTTTGACGGCGAATTATTAGAAAAAGAAACTTCAAGAAAAGGTATATGCGAATACAAAACGTCAGAAATAAAAAGATCCCAAGACTGGAAAAAGTGGGATAAACAAGTCCCAATGAATTACTTTTGTCAAGTTTTACATTATATGGCTATTGACGAAGAATACAAATTTTGCAAATTAAAAGCCCAACTCAAACATTACGATCCAGCGGGCGAGGTGATATTAACTACAAGACATTATCACATAGAAAGAGAAAATTACACAAAAGATATAGATTATCTTTTAGAAAAAGAAGTAGAATTTTGGCATTATATCGAGGCGGACAAAGAACCGCCTTTAGTTTTGCCTCCATTATAAGGAGAAGTTATGACAACACATCAAGATATTGCCACTAAAAATATTAATCACATAAAAACAACAGTTCTAAGTACACTAGAGCTTTACGATACTAGATATTTGGAAATGGCTAAATTGTTAGACCGAGAAACACAGAAAAAGGAAGAACTTTTAACGCAGAAACAAGAGCTTGAAAAAAAGGTTTTCGAAGGTTTTATATATAACAAAGTGATGAGAAGAAAAACAAAAGCACTTTACAAGTATCTAGATAATATCAAGATTAATAAACTTTCAGAACAACAAGCAAAAGATCTATTAAAAGATATTAGAAATCATTTAACAAAAATTGCATACAGTTATAACAAAGAAGTATTTTATTAAGGAGGAATAATGGAATTTAAACTGATTAACCCAGCGAGCGAAAACGGATTTATTAAAACGATTGATTTTAATTTTGACGAATTAAGACAAGAGCTAACAACAGGACTAGAAAAGTACAAAGGCTTAACTTTTACGGAGGAAACCGTAAAAGACGCAAAAGAAACAAGAGCCAAGTTAAACAAGTTTAAAGAGGCGATTGAAACAAAGAGAAAAGACATTAAAAATTTATGTCTTGAACCTTATAACAATTTTGAGGTTAAAGTTAAAGAATTAACAACTCTAATTAACGAACCTATTAACGAAATTGACAAACAGTTAAAGGCTTTTGAGGACAAAAGAATTGAAGAAAAGAAAAAAGCTATTGCAGAATTTTACAATAAAAATATCGGAAACCTTGAGAAAGTTTTACCGCTTGAAAAAATTTCTAATTCAAAATGGAATAACGCAACCTATAAAATAGGCAATATTGAGAAAGAAATTTTAGAAAAAATATCAGAAGTAAACGGTAATATCAAGGTTATTGACGATCTTAAACTTGATGAAAAAATAGCTTTATCAGTTAAAGACAAATACTTAAATACATTAAGTTTAGGCTTAGCAATGGCAGAAAAAGCAAGACTTGAAGAAATAGAAAAGAACTTGCAAGAAGTCAAACAAGAAGAAATTATCGAGGCGGAAGTTGTAGAAAGCGAACCGCAAGAACAAGAGCCAGAAGAAATTGAGGAAGTAGAAGTAACGCCAGAATTAAAAACTCTAAAAATCTGGGTTAAAGGCACACCTCAACAATTAAAAGATTTACAACAATTTTTAAAAGACAAAAATATTCAATATGGAGGAATTAATTAATGGTTACAAATTCACTTACAAAAAAAGTTGAAACTGTTGGAGCTGTCGCTCCAGAATTAGCCAAAAGGGGCATAGGCGGGCAAGAATGGAAAGTTTTAAAAGAAACAATATTCCCAGACGCAGAGGACGCAAGTATTTTAATGGCGATTGACTATTGCAAAGTTAGACATTTAGACATTCTTAAAAAACCAGTACATATAGTGCCTATATGGAACGAAAGTAAAAAGAAGTATGTTGATACAGTATGGCAAGGCATTTCAGAATTAAGAACAACGGCAATGAGAACAAAAGAGTATGCGGGCATTGACGAAACAATTTACGGCGAAGAAATAACAGAAGAAATAGGAGGCGTTAGCGTAACCTATCCAAAATACGCACAAGTTACAGTTTATCGTAACATTGCAGGACAAAGAGTTGCTTTTGTTGGCGATAAAGTATATTGGCGTGAAAATTATGCCAAGAAAAAAGGCGGTGTGCCTAATTCAATGTGGCAACAAAGACCATACGGGCAAATTGCCAAATGTGCAGAGGCGGCAGCCTTGCGAAAAGCATTCCCAGAAGAAATTGGCAATGATTATACAATAGAAGAAATGGAAGGAAAAACAATAGGAATGCAACCTATTAATATAGAAATTCAAAAAGAAGAACCAAAAAACGAGATTAAAGACGAGCAAGAAAGCCCGTCAAGCGATCCTTTTGACGTTGTATAGGTGAAACTATGCAAGATGAAGAAAAAATCGAAATACCGCAAGTTGAAGACTTTTCAGAGCAAGTTCTAAGCGTATCAAGAGATATGAAAGATTTAGCTTTTGCTTATTATGAGGCAAGAAAAAATTATGCAACTTGCATAAACAAAATAACAGTAATGATTTATAAGGCTGGCTTGCACTCAAACAAGGCAGCCTTTGAGAATAAAATACCTATGTTATTTGCCGATCCTATGTTTTCTGATGTTGCGATAGAAACCTTTTCAAGAATGAACGAATATGAACAAGAATACAAAGGGCTTGAAATGGTATTAAAAGCACATCAAGCGGAAATATCGGGACTACAAAGCATAATTAAGTTTATGCAACAAGGCGAAATTAACGAGGCAACAAGAAACAAGTACGAATATTATGGAGGTTAAAATGGGAATTATAACAAATCAAGTAACACTTTTAGGGCGAGTAAGCAAATTTAACGAGATTAAATATTTTGAAACTGGCGGAGCAGTTTGTACTGTCGGTTTAGGCGTAAAAAGAGGCGATAAATGGCACAATTTTTACATAGAATTTTATAACACGCAAAAAGCTAATATGGCAGAAATCGTATCAGAAGAATTAAAAGAAGGCGATTATATCCAAGTCAGAGGCTCTCTAGTTGAAAATAGATTTACTCCAGCAGAAATGGAAGGTCAACTAGACGAAAACGGCAACCAAAAGACAGTATCACGACTTAAAATAAACGGTTACAGCTTTAAACGAGTAGTGTTTAACGAAGAATTAAACGAGTTTGAATATAAGGATAATGAAAATGGATAACGAAATTATTAACGGCGGTTGTATTCTATTATCAAGACAAATTCTTAACTCTGATATATGGAAGAAACCGCCAGAATATTTAAAAATTTTCTTATACATTCTTTTAAAGGTAAATCACAAGGACGAGCTTTTTGAAAGAGGTAGTAATTTTTTCAATTTTTCTGAACAACGACCAGACGGAGTAACAAAAAATCAAATTTATGATTTTTTACGCTGGGCGAAAAGCAAAAAAATCGGAATTTTAACGACACAGAAAACAACAAGGGGCGTAATCGTCAAAGTCAATAACTACGATAAATACCAGACTATCGAGAATTACAAATTCCAACACGAACTCCAACACAGTTCCAGAATAGCTCCAACACAGTTCCAGAATAGCTCCAACACTATAAACAATAATGAAAGAATGAAAGAATGCAATAATGTAATAAGTATAGAAGGAAAGAAAAATAATAAAAAAAAGAAAAAAGAAAAAACTTTTATTCCTCCTACACTTGAAGAAATAAAGAATTATTGCAAAGAAAGAAACAACGGCGTAGATTGTCAGAGATTTTATGACTACTACGCTGTAAACGATTGGAAAGACAAAGACGGTAAGCCTATTAAAAATTGGAAACAAAAAATTATAGCAGTTTGGGAGAAAAAAGGTAATAGCAAGAGTTCCGCCCAAAATCAAAATTTTTCTAGCAACGAAAATTTTTATATGAGCTTATCGAAATAGGAGGCATAAATGGACTATGAAAGTTTACGAAAAAACTGGATAAAAAGCGAGGAGGATCTTTTTTTGATAGATCACTATCGAGCGGTTGACAGACTAACGCAAGATAAAGCAAAAGAGATGTATCTACAAGGCGTAAATTTGAACGACATTGTAGCTTTTTGCAAAAAAAGAAAAATGACATCTCTTGCAAAATCTTTAAAAAATGAGGCAAATTTAAGCAAAAGATTTAAAACAAGAACTTTTGATAATTTCACAGTAAATAGCAAAGAGCAAGAATACGCTTATAAACGAGCTAGAGAATACGCAAACAATATAGACGAAAATTTAAAAAATGGAACAGGTTTAATTTTTGTAGGTAATGGTTGCGTGGGAACTGGCAAAACACATTTAGCTTGTGCAATAGCAAACGATTTATTAGACAGAAATTATCCAGTAAAAGTAATAAATGTTACTAAAATGATTTGCCAGATAAAAGAAGATTTTAAGGTAGATCAATATGTGAAAGTGCCGATTTTATTAATTGATGATTTAGGGAAAGAAACAGGCACACAATGGGTATGCGAAATGCTTTATATGATTTTTAATGAGCGTTACGAAAGTATGAAACCTACAATAATAACGACAGAAAACGGACTAGACGATATTAGAAAAAATTATATTGTCAAAGACGGAGAACAAATAATTGATAGAGGAAAATCTATTGTAAGTCGTTTAACTGAAGATTTTATATACATACCTTTAACGGGAGAAGACTATCGACAAAGGAGGGCGTCATAATGGAATTGACGAAATGTTATAACGATTTTTTAGACAACTTAAAATTTTATTGTAAAACTCAACTTCCTAAAAGTTTGAGTTTTTTATTTTTTCAGAATTTTTGCAGTAAAACTCAAGCCGATAAAGTTTTATGGCACTTAGAAAATTTTGGAACTATCACAAATCTACAATGCCACGCAATTTATGGTATCAGACACGCTCCAAGTATAATCAGACAATTAAGAAAACGTCTAGCCTTACAGGGTAGCAATTACCGAATTGAAAACCGAACTAAGCACGGTTGTAATAGGTTTGGTAAACAAACAGTATGGGACGAGTACGTTTTAATGGATAAAAACAATGTGCAGATACCCGCTTGAAGAAATGCAAAACCTATTAATAAGGCAAAAGATTTTACAAGACAAATATAACATAACAAATTCCGATATTTACGATATTGAATATCGGTTCAAGGAGCGAGAAAGAAACTTTAAAATGCAAAAACACGATATGAACGAAGATATAAAAGAATATGACGTTTATATTTTGACAAAATTGGGCAAGTTAAAAAAAATTGATTGGATAAGATCTACTGATGATTACAACCATTACTTTTTTAATTTGCACCATTTTATAGAAAAACAACATTATAGAAAAAATCGGGAATGGTACGAAGAAAGGGGGATTAAACAATTTTTAATTTTATTGCCCGTAGCAATTCACGAACAATTACACGGAATAGCAATAAAAAATTTATCAGACGAAGAATTTAAAACCCACTACAAAATAAGCAAGTGGGAATTAATTTTTAACAAAAAGTTCAGTAAATATTAAAAGGAGGAAAAATGAACGAAAAAAAAGAAAAGCAAATTTGTGATGTAATGGTTAAAAAACTTAAAGAATTTTTAGAGAGCAAAGGTGGAGAACAAGCAATAGAAGAATTACAAAAAAACTTAACAGATACTACTATTGAAGATCCTCTTGCAAAAATTCTAGTTGAGTTTATAAGCAAAAAGGCTGAAACAGAAGAACAACAAAAAGTTCTATTATATACAGTATGCTACTCATTAATTGCATATATGACATTTAGTGTATTAGATGAAAATATGAGAAAAAGACAATTTTTAGGAGAATTTTTAAACAAAACTCTTGTTAAAGAAAATTATACTGGAGTTTGTTGCAAATTTGACGATAAAACAGTAGGTGTAACTATTCCAAAATCACTATTAAAAGATAAATCGGAACAAGAAATTATCGAATTTGCAAAAACTTGTCCCGAATTTAAAGACTTACAAGATAAAGAGTATCACATAATGAGCGAAAAAGAGCTAGAAACCGCTTTTAATACGGCAAAACTTAGCTTAGCCTCATTTGATAAAGAGAAAGAAACAGAAGAAAAACCAGAGGAGGACAAAGAATGTCAGACAACAACAGCGTAAATACAGACGATCAAATAGTAGGCTTTAAAGAACTTTTACAGACAGTAAGGGTAATTGATAGCAAGAATAGACAATGCAAATTAGGAAAATGTATTGATTATGAATTAGACGATCTTATGCAGTCAATTAACGAATACAATAAGGGCGGTAAAATCACTATTGAAATTGCTATCGGTATTGAAGAAAAAAACGAACTTTCTATTCAAGGAAGTGTTAAAACTTCTAAACCAAAAGGTAAAACGCCTAAAAACCCATATTATAGAGATCAAAAAGGTCATTTATATATGGACGATCCAAACCAATTAAAACTTATATCTTCAAGACAAGTTTACGACTTACAAGAAACACACCAAAAAGGAGCATTAAATGATTAACGAAATAAAGAAAATTTTACAAAATATACAAGAACAAAGACCAGTAAAAATAACTGCTATGGTACGAGGTAATTATACAGATAAAGAGGCAGAGGCAATCTACAATGACGCCGAACGACAATACCATATAAAACCACCATTGAAAGACATTGAGGAAGTGTCAACAGTTAAAAGTTTTCGAGATTACATAACAGAAGAACTAAAAAGAAGAAAAAAAGAAACAGGCAAATTCGCAACCGCCGTTATTAATTCAACTGGCGGTTATTTTGTAGCTGATGATGATTTTCAAAGAGGCAAATGTTCTTATCAAAGATCTTTATCTGAACAATGGAGTGCTTTTAAAAGTTGCATAGGACGAACTTTCGACCACGAACAATTTTTAAGACTTATGCAAAAACTAAGTCCTTCAATCGTTGGCTTTAAAGAGCTATATCCAACTTTATTAGATATTAGAGTAGTTGGAAGGGCGGAGTCAATATCTAAACCGTTTTATGTAAACGGCGAAACTGAAACTGGCGTTAAACTTAAATTCAAAATGCAAAATGGCGAAGATGAGGATATTGTTTTACCAGAGAGCATTAAGCTGCTTTTACCTTACGCAAAAGGTAACTACGACATATTGTACGAAGCTGAAATGCAACTTGTTTATGAAAATAAGGGTGGAATAAATATTTTAATTCAATCTCCTAAGTTTGAACAAGTTGAAGAACAAGCACTATTGGACGAGGTAAACTTCTTAAAAGCACAATTAGAAAAATTCCCAGATTTGCTGGTATTATTCAACTTTTAACCATATCGCCCAAGCGGGCGTAATGGTTTATATATAAAGATAATAATTGCAAGTTTAGTGTAACTGGTAGCACGACAGCCTCCAAAGCTGTTAGTAGGAGTTCAAACCTCTTAACTTGTGATTATTTTATGGAAAGGAGAAATTTTGGAACAATTAAAACTAAGTGAAGAAATGCCCGAAATAAAAGCACCTCCAAAAAAGAAATATCAGAGCAAATACCAAAAATTTAAAGCAGAAAATCACTATCGAAAAGGCAGTCTAAACCCTAGAAAAATGTGTTTCTTTTGCAAAAATCTAATAACCTTAGACCAACATCACGGGCGAAAACACCATAAATGCACAATGTTAGGTTTAAGCTCAAGCTCTGCAACTGATATTAGATTGAGTTATATTTGCGATCAATATGAGGAGGCGTAATTATGAAAATGAACCAGAAAGGAAAAGGAAATGACAATTTTCAAACGCCTTTATTTATTTTCAACCAACTCAACGAAATTTTTAATTTCACCCACGATATAGCGTGTTGTACGTTTAATAAATTATGCCCGAATGGTTATTGTTACGATCTGGGCAATAACGCCTTAATCGGTTCGTGGGGGGGGTAAGAGCCTTTTGTAATCCGCCTTTTAGCCAAAAAGCAGAGTTTATCGAAAAGGCTTATGACGAGGTTATAAATGGGGATTGTCCCATTTGTGTAATGGTATTGCCTTTAAATTCTATGGACACAAAGGCTTGGCATAAATTTATTGAAGGTAGATTTTACTATGAGATTTTAGAAGGTCGTATTTCTTTTATAGATCCAGAAACACAAAAACCAAAAAGCGGAAATAATAGCGGGACAGTAATTGTATATTTCAAAAAAAGAATAAAAGTAAAGTAGAAAGGATTAAAAATAATGAATAAATCAGAAAATTTCACAAGAGAATTGTGTATGATTAGTGATGATAAAATAAGAGAATTAACAAAAGATATAATCAACAAATTGCCAGATTATTTCTTTAATGTTGCAGCAAGTAGCACGGGAAAATATCACCCGTCCTATGCTTTAGGAACGGGGGGACTTGTTAGACATACAAAGGCAGCGGTCAGAATAGCGGACGAGCTTTTTAGAATGGAAATGTTTAAACCTTTACTTGAGGATAAAGATTACATCATATCAGCATTAATTTTACACGACGGTTTAAAACACGGCAAAACGCATAGTGCTTATACCGTAGCAGATCACCCAGTACAAGCAGCAGAATTTATTAAGGAAAACTACGGAGATAAAGAAATAGGCGAAAAAATAGCAAACCTTGTACTTACGCATATGGGACAATGGAACACAGATTACAGATCTGGAGCTGAAATTATGCCAAAACCTAGCACAAAGACACAAAATTTCGTCCACTTATGCGATTATCTAGCAAGTAGAAAATGTCTTGAGTTTAATTTTTCTGCTTAGGAGGAAACTATGGCAAGGAGCAAAAAGAAGGCTCTTAAAGCTCATTTTGAACGCCGATCTATCGAAAGGATCGGCGTTTTATTAAATGAGAAAGAGCTTATAAAAAAGATACAAGCTAACGAGCTTGAGTTTGTCGAGCGTCAGAGCAACCGTGTAACAGTCTTTCGATATAAATTTAAAGGTGAAAATTACCGCCTTGTTTATGACAAAACACGAAAACAAATTATTACAGTTTTATTTGAGAAAAAGGAGGCATAAAATGGAAAAATCAGAATTATGGTCTAAACAAAAAACGGCAGACTTTCTTTTTTCTGAAATGGTTGATGATCCTAAAAAAAGAAAGGAGAAGTTAAATAATTGGATTAATAGAAACAGAATACCAAAAAAATGTATGGATAAAATCGGAAATGAAGTTATATTTTTTGGAGATGTCATAAAAGAATGGCTCAAAGAAAGAAAGCAACAGGTAGCATAATGAGCGTATTTCAAAGAGGCGATAATGGTAAATGGTATTACCGTTTTAAACTTAATGGAAAAGAATTTTATAGAGCTTGTAAAGGTGCTAGCAATCTTAAAGAGGCTAAACAATACGAGGCTATTGTAAAAGCCGAACTAATGAGAGGCAATTTAGGTATTCTGGAGAATAAAACACAAGCTCGACTTAATGAAGGTATAAAAATTTATTTAGAATATTCCGAAAACAACAAGAAAAGTTATAAAAGCGATCTAAGTATGATAAAACATCTTAAAGAGTTTTTTAACAATCCAGAGCTTAACTCAATTACTCCAAAGGATATTGAAGATTTCAAGAAATACTTAATAACTGAATACGAGTTAAAAAACTCAAGTGTAAACCGTCATTTAGAGGCTTTAAGCAAATTATTTAACTTATGTATTTCAAATAGATTAATTGAAAAAAATCCATTAAAAGAAGTTAAAAAAATGAAAAAAGATAACTATATTGTAAGAGTTTTAAGCAAGACCGAAGAAATAGCACTTTTTAAGATTTTGCCATTATGGTTAAAATATATCGTTATTTGTGCTTTAAAAACTGGAATGAGAAAAAGCGAAATTTTAACTTTAAAATGGCTAAACATTGACTTTAAAACAAATTGTATAGAGCTTTTAAATACAAAATCTGGCAAAAAAAGAAAAATACCTCTTTCAAATAAATTGAGAGAGGTATTTTTAGAAATCAAGAAAACTAACACGTCTGAATATGTTTTTATTAATCCTCAAACTGGAGATCGCTATATTGATATTAAAAAATCTTTTAATACAGCGGTTAAAAAGGCGGACATAAAAAATTTCAGATTTCACGATTTAAGACATACTTTCGCAACCAGATTAATAGAAATGGGCGTAGATATTGTAGTAGTTAAAGAACTTTTAGGACACGCCTCAATATCAACAACTATGATCTATGTTCATTCAGACGTAGAGCGAAAGACAAACGCAATAAATTTAATAGATAGTTATTAGAAAGGGAAAACACAATGCAAACTATATTTAGGACATTTTATGAAGTAACAAAAGATAATAGCAAATGGTATTCTCAAGAATACGTAGAAGATCTCAAAAGAGAAAATCAAAGTTTAAAATCAGAAAACAATTATTTAAAAGAACATATTAAAAAAGCGGGGACAAGATAATGTTAGTATTCAACCTAAAAAAAGAATGGTTCGACAAAATCAAAAACGGCGAAAAGACACACGAATATAGAGAAATGTCAGATTATTGGGTTAGAAGAATACACCCTATATGGTATGATAATAAACCTTTAAATTCTGTTGATAGATATATGAGCAATTTTGAAAAAGGTATCGGTGCAATTAAATTCACTTATAGCGAAAATACCTCTTATCTATTTAGACATAATGACGGAATTGTTTTCTGTTGTGGCTATCCAAAAAAAGAAGATAAAGAAAAAAGACTAAGAGCAAAAATAATTTCTGTAACTTCAAATGTAAATGGTTTGTACACAGATTTAAAAATAAATAAACCTGTTTACGACATAGAATTTGAATTAATAAAGGGGTAAAAATGGAGAATAAGGAATGTTTGTTTTACATAGATCATAACCCGCCAGAATGTAGTGGCACTTGGGGTGGAGCAATACACAAAGGAGCTTGTAAGGTAAATAGTACAGACTGTGCTGATACTCCTCAATGTTTCATTAAAAAATTATATAGCAATTCTTGCAAATTTCATCAATACAAACAAGCACTTATCGAGATTGAAGATTACGTACGAGATAATTGCGATTTTGATAAAAGCGATAAACTTATTTCTGATACTGGTGCTTATGACATTTTAGAAATGATACCTTATGACATAAAGCAAAGGACGGTGAGTAATGCAAGAATGCGAGGTGAAAAATGAGTAAAGTTTATTGCCAGAATGACCTTTGCAAATATTATGCAAAGAGCAGAATTTACAAAAATTATGGCAGATGTAAAAAACAAAAGGTATTTATGACGTGGCAAATGCAAGATGAATACGAAGTTACTAATCATAATTGCGAATGTTTAGACAGCCAACAAGAAAGGGAAATTATTGAATTATGAAAACAAATAGAGAACGATTAAATAAAATGAGCAACGAAGATTTTGCCGAGTGGATTTGTGGTATTGCTGATTGCAATTATTGTCCTTGCGATTGTTCAGAAGCTGAAAAATGTGCTATTGAACTGGAACAATGGTTAAATAACGAAAGTGAGGAATAATGAAATACTTAATTGCATATTTAATAGGTTTTATCTTAGCAATTTTAATGAGAGGTAACAATGATAACAGATTTAAGTATTGAGCAGCTCCGAGATCTAAAAGTTAAATTAGCGGGGATAGAAAAGGAATTAAAGCGGGAAATAAAAGAAATCAACAAGGAGATCAAGGAAAGGTTAATTAAAAATGAGGGATCAAAACATAAAAAAAGAACTATTTAAACAATATGATAGAACTTATAAAAATTTTGACAGAGTTATGGCGTGTTTATACGATATAACTCTTTTTTGTGCTGGTAGAAAAGACTATGTAATAGCTGGAATAATTGAGGATTGTTTAAACGATTTAGAAAAAGTTGATAAAAACAAAATCAATCGTAATCAATCAACATCAATTATACAAAGCGGGAAATAAAGGGGAAAAATAAAAAAATGCGTGTGGAGGGACTCGAACCCCCGACCTTTTCGTTCGTAGCGAAACACTCTATCCAGCTGGGCTACACACGCATATAATTTTTATTTAATTGTCAATTTTCAACCGCTGAACCTTTTGGTTCGTAGCCAAACGCTCTATCCAGCTGGGCTACACGCGCATATATTTAGTTTATTTTCGTGTTTCCTCGCTGGATAGAGCTTTATTTAACTTACGTTGTCCTTTTACCTTGTAAAAGCTCCAACAGCCAGCTGGGCTACACGCACTTTTTCTTTTTTTATAACTCTATTCTATCAAAAAAAATCTTTTTTTCAAGATTTAATTTTAACTTTATTATATAATTTAATC